TATATACACGAAAGTAGTAACATTTATGATAGTGCCGAAATAGGAGAAGGTACAAGAATAGGAGCCTTTGTTGAGATCGGACATAAGGTTAAGATAGGAAAAAACTGTAGGATTGGGTGTGGGTCATTTATCCCAGAAAACGTTATATTAGAGGATAACGTTTTCGTAGGTCCTCATACCGTTTTTACTAATGATAAAAATCCACCTTCAAATGGGGCTTGGAAGGAAGAACCCCCTACTGTAGTTAAAGAAGGTGCGGCAATTGGTGCTAACTCTACAATATTACCTAATATCGTACTTGGTAATAATTGTAAGATAGGTGCGGGTTCAGTAGTAACCAAAAACGTACCTAGTAAAGAAGTATGGGTCGGAGTACCAGCAAGAAAATTAAAATAATATGAAAAATAAACAAGTAATTGGAGTAATGGGTAGAGGTTTTGTTGGTAACGCGGTGGCTAAATGGTTCACAACAAAACAGTATACGGTAAAAAGTTATGATAAGTTCAAAAAATACGATTCCTTTGAGGATGTTGTAGAGTCTGACTTTATTTTTCTTTGTTTACCTACACTTTACTCTACTGAGTTAAGGGGGTACGATTATAGTGCACTACATGAAGTATTACAAAAATTAGATAAGTTAGAGTATAAAGGACTGGTTGTGGTAAAAAGTACAACTCAACCAAAAACAGTAATTAATCTACAACATCTTTATAATTTAGAAATTGTACACAATCCTGAATTTTTGACTGCTCGTACAAGTGAAAAAGATTTTGCTAACCAATCACATATTGTACTTGGATATAGTGAAAACGAAGAACAACTAACAGGCATAATAAATCTATATAAGGATAATTTTCCAGAGGCTAAAATATCAACATGTACCTCTACAGAGTCGGAACTTATGAAAATATTCGCAAACTCTTTTTATGCAGTAAAAATACAATTTTTTAATGAGATGTATGACTTATGTGGTAAATTAGACTCTAATTATGGTAATGTTAGAGATTTAATCTTAGAAAATGGATGGGTTAATAAAATGCATACAACAATACCAGGTCCTGATGGTAGTTTAAGTTACGGAGGCGCTTGTTTTCCTAAAGATACTCAAGCACTATACAACACGATGGTGGAAAATGGTACTATTAGTGAAGTTTTAGGTGCCACAATAAGCGAAAGAAATAAAATGAGAAAAAATGAAGATTCTTAGTGTTATTGGTACTCGTCCTCAGTATGTAAAAGTTAAACCTATTTTTGATTATTGTAACGAAAATAATATTAACCATATTATCGTGGACACAAACCAACACTATAGTGAAAATGTTTCAGACTACTTTATTAAAGAATTCTCCCTTGTTATAGACCATAATTTAAGGATTAATAATAGTGATGAAATTTCTTTTATTTCGAAGACTATGGAAATGTTTAGTGAAATCTTAGAAAAAGAAAAACCTGATTTTGTTTTACTATATGGTGACACAAATAGTACTTTATCTTCTTCTTTGGTTTGTTACAAACATAATATACCCTTTGCTCATATAGAAGCTGGGTTAAGATGTCACGATATTAAAGTACCTGAGGAATTAAATAGAATTGTTGCTGATTTAATTTCACAAATACAATTTACACCAATAAAAAATACTTTAGAAATTTTAAGTAATGAAGTTGTTTGTGGGGACTTAGAGTATGAATTGTTAAATAAACACTATGATAAAGAAATTACCTTCGACACCCCCGCGATAATGACAATTCATAGAAAAGAAAATCTAAATCTAAATAAATTTTTAGAAATTATTTCTTTTTGTGAATCGTATGGTGAAACAATTCACTTTTACATACACCATAGTACAAAATCTTTTATAGAAGATAATAAAATTACCCTACCAAAAAATATTGTGGTTAAACCCCCTGCAAAATACAACGAAATGACAGACGCTCTTTCAAGTTGTAGATTTATAATTACCGATTCTGGGGGGTTAATGAAAACCTGTCCTTTTTTTAGAAAAAAATCTCTAATTATGCGAGATAACATTGAGTGGGTGGATGTAGAAAGTGAGGATTATGGTGTGAGGTATAAAAACCTTTACAATCCATTAGAATGGGTAATGACGACTAAACCAGAAAGAAGAAAGGAATTTTACATACCTAATGGAAGACCTTCTGAAATAATAATAGAAAACATAAAAAAAATATTAAATGGTACCAAAAACTAATAAGGAAAAAACACCACCTAAAGGGTCTGTAAGATTTTCGTTGTCACTTTCTGATGAACAAAAGAAAGCAAAGACTGAAATATTAAAACATCCTTTTAATTTTGTGGTTGGTAAACCTGGAAGTGGTAAAACACTACTAGCGGTACAAATCGCTTTAGATCAATTTTTCAAAAAACAATGTAATAAAATCATTATAACTAGACCCACTGTCTCAACGGAAGATAATGGTTTTTTACCAGGTTCTGAACGTGAGAAGATGGAACCGTGGTTAGTACCAATTAGGTCTAACATGAGAAAGGTTTATAATAAACCACCGATATTAGAAAAAATGGAAAGAGATGAATCAATAGAACTTGTATCGCTCGCACATTTTAGAGGAAGAACTTTTGAAGATAGTGTTTGTATTATTGACGAATTTCAAAACTTAACAAAGTCACAATTAGCTATGGTACTAAGTAGGTTGGGTAAAAACTCAACTATGATATTCACTGGAGATAACCAACAAATCGATTTGAAGGATAAGAATTATTCCGCAATTCACGAAGTACCCAAAATATCAACATCAAAATTTGTGTATAAATCTCTTTTAACTGATAATCATAGACATGTGGCAATAGACGCCGTATTTGATTTACTAAATGGAATGTAAATAACTTTACTTTGATGATAAACTACATATAATTCATTAATATGATAATAGGAATAAACATAGACGGGGTATTAAGAGACTACTTAGGTAAATTTTTGAGTACTCATAAGAAGTATTATGGCTCTGATAAAGAAATAAAGGATATAACTAGTTATGACTTGGAAAAACAATTTTCATTTGACGAAAGGGATGGTGGTGGTACTAGTAGTTTTCTAAAATTTTCATACGAGGATTGCTCTTTAGAAATATATGGGTACGCCGATGAAATAGAAGACCATATCATAACAAAACTAAATTCTTTTATTTCGAGTAATAAAGACAAAATAAAAGTAAAAATTATATCTAGGGAATGTGGTAGGGCAATCCCTGGGACTTTATTCTTTCTTTCTAAGACCGGATCGATGTGTAGAGATATAAAATTTGTTAATAGTTATGAAGAGATGTGGGATGAGTGTGACATCTTAGTAACGTCATTTCCTAAAGCGTTAGAAACTAAACCAGATAATAAAAAATCTGTAAAAATAGAAAGAGAGTACAATAAAAAAAATAAATCTGATTATAGTTTAGAAACTATATCTGAATTTTTAGAAGAAGATTATATAAATAAATTAATAAACACCGAAACGGTAGAACACAAAGAATTATAAAAAATGGCAGAAAACGAAGCACTAGACAGTACCCAAGACCCTAAAGAAAAGGTATTAGGAATGATCAAAAAAGCAATTGGTCAACTTAAGGACAAGGAAAATAAAATATTTTTCTTTTGTATGGATTCAAAAGGTAGAGCAATGGCATCCATTGCGACTATTTACGAACATGCAAAAATATTAAAAGAATTAGGTTATAATGTGACCATACTAACAGAAAAAAATGACTACACTAAACCTGGTAGTTGGTTAGGTGCGGAGTACGATGAATTAGACCACCAATCTAGTGAAAATGAAGGAACTATTATAACCCCACAAGATTTTATAATTTTACCAGAAGTTTATGGTGGAATTTTGGAACAATTAAAAAGTGCTAATTGTGAAAAAGTAATATTTACTCAGGCATATGATTATATTTTTGAACTTATGAAACCGGGTGAAACTTGGGGACAATGGGGTGTTAGAAAATGTATTACAACAACTAAATCACAAAGTGACTACATTAAAACTTTATTCCCTAATATTGATACTTCAATTATTAAGTTGGGTATCCCGGATTACTTTACTGGAAATAGTGAACCAAGAAAACCTTTTATCGCAATACACTCCAGAGATGCTCGAGACACAGCTAACTTTATTAAAAGTTTCTACATAAAACATCCTTTCTTAAAATGGATTACGTTTAGAGATATGAGAGGGTTAACAAGAACAGAATTTGCCGAGTCCCTAAGAGAATCGGCGTTATCAATATGGATAGATAAAACAGCTGGATGTGGTACTTTCCCTTTAGAGTCTATGAAGTGTAAAACACCAGTTATCGGGGTACTACCTACTTTACCAGCGGAATGGTTAAATGAAAAAAATGGGATTTGGACACAAAACCATATTACTCTTGTTGATACAGTCGCTGGAGTAATGAAGAGTTGGTTGGAGGATAGTATTCCTCAGGAACTTTACGATGAAATGGAAAAAACTGCGAATGAATACACAATGTCTCAAGAGGCACAACAAGTAGCAGATTTCTACGAATCGTTCTTCAAAGAAAGAATCAATGAATTAACTTTAGCTATGAGTGAAGAAGAATCAAGAAGCGCAATTAAAGAACCAAAATGGTCAGGATACGACGACCCAATAAGAAAACAAAACTTAAAATAATATAAAATGAAAGATATTACAGTAATTATACCAATTCACACTAACGAAAATAAAGAGTTAGAACTTTTACAAACAGCTATAAAAAGTGTAGAAGACCAACAAACTCAACCCGAAGTACTTTCAATTGTTTGTCCTAAAACATTAGAAAAAGATATTAAAAAATTAGATTTCGGAAAATTAAATAAACAAATAATAATCAATACTGGGGAAACAGATTTTGCCTCTCAAATTAATTTAGGTGTGGAAAAGACTTCAACTGAATTTTTCTGTTTGTTAGAGCTAGATGATGAACTATCAAATATATGGTTAAAGAACGCAAAAGAATATATGGGTCATTATGAAGAGGTTGATATGTTCTTACCGTTAATAACTAATGTTGATGAAACTAATAAGTTTATAGGGTGGTCTAACGAACCTGTATGGGCGTTAAATTTCTCCGAGGAGATAGGTCATCTTGATTTAGATGCATTACTTAACTACCCTAACTTCAACACTGACGGAATGGTAATGAGAACTGAATTATTTAACGATGTTGGTGGTTTTAAGACTAATATTAAATTAACGTTTATTTATGAATTCCTTTTAAGGTCTGTCTTTATGGACGCTAGAATAATGACGATTCCAAAAATTGGATACAAACACGTGAATATGAGAGAAGGTTCTCTTTTTTACAACTATAAAAATCACCCTGACTTTTTAGTTAATGGGGAAGACGCTCCCTTTTGGATGGAAACGGCAAAGAAAGAATACTTTTTTACCGAAGATAGACAAATAGACGTAAAACAACTATAAAATGCCCAGAATAAAAGGAAAGAAACCCTACTTTGGTATGGAGCAAGAAGCCGCTGTTGTTAGATTCTTAAGCGCCTCCACTTGGGATGAGAAGAATAAGGTTTATAACGACCATCTCAGAAAACCCCTTAATACTATGGTAGAAAGTATTATAAGAAAGTATAAACTTTATCGTGATGATATGAGTTTTATTAATATGCACGATGATACTCTGTCTTTCCTTATAACCAAATGTGATAAATTCAAACCAGAAAAAGGTAAAAAAGCGTATTCTTATTTTGGTACAATTGTTAAAAATTATCTTTTAGGTCAACTAATTAAAGATAATAAAAAACGTACCACTCAACTTTCCTATGAAGACTATGCCTCTGATTTGGAGGAAAGGGATGATCTTATGGTATATCAGGGGGACGACTATTCAAAAAAAGAAAAAATGTTGGCTCTACTAATGAAAGAAATAATAGAACAAATAAACGAAGAATTAAAAAATGAAAAACTAACAGAGAATGAAAGGTCTGTTGGTGAATCTCTAGTTTATATGTTTGAAAATTGGGGTATCATTTTTAGTGATGCTAGTGGAAATAATAAATTTAATAAAAACCTAGTTTTACATAATATTAGAGAAATGACTTCGCTAACCACTAAAGAAATACGAAATGGTATGAGACGTTATAAAAAGATATATAAAACAATCAAGGATAATTTTACTACCGAGTATTTATAGTAAAGAATACAATTATGCCTAGACCTAAAAGAAAACAAGTACAATTAGATAAAAGTAGTATCGAACAGATACTCCAAGAAAGTTATAATGAAACTTGTGAGAATAGATCTAAAGCGGTACAAGTGTTAAATAAACAATTAAGAGATGTTAATGATAATAATGACATCCAGCAAGTTGGTAAAGTCAATAACGAATTATTAAGAATAATCGATTCATCTATATCTAAAAAATTGGAGATTGTTAAACTCCAAATATCCCTTGTTAAAAGCGAGGACTCTTCTGAATCTACATCTTCTGTACATTTAACGGATGAAGATAAAGAACTAATTCAAACGATGATTAAAGAGTCAGAAGAAGGAGATGATAAAGGAATCTCTTATGATGTCTAAAATAATCAAATATGGGATTAGATTCTGCAAAAAGTGAACTAAGTAAAATTATTAATGTATTAAAGGTAATCAATCAAACAGATTCCCTTGATCTAAAGGCCGAATTAGGTATTAATATTAATGATCCGCGCGACCAACAAAGAGATTTAATTCCATTTTTAATGGATTTATTATCACTCATAATAGGTGGTCAAAGACTTGAACAATTACTAACTAACCTAATAGGTTCACAACTAGAAGAAATAGATAGAAAAGTAAGAGATCAACTTAGGTCTTTATTAAAGGCAAAATGTGGTGAAGCCGTGTTAAATTCTGGTTTTCCGGCTTGGCTTAATGGTGGTGGTTTAGAAATCTCTTTAGTTAATATAGATATTTTTGATTTACTAAAAGCAGTACAGGGAAATGGTGGTATCGGTAGTCAATACGCAGATAATATGTTAGGTAAAGCAGATAACTTCAATAGAAAAATTATGGAGGCTGTTGATGACCTTAATACGTCTAAATCTATAACTATACCTGGAACCAACACACAACTACTTAAAGTTACTTATACAGGTGGGGGGTTTATAGTACAAATAGGTAATGACTACACAAATAAAACTGTCGAAAATTTTATTGATGACTATTTTGATAACCTTAGACTCTTTGATCCAGCAGCTATCACCACAGAAATAGTTGATTCTATAACTGGTGTGTTTAGTAAGAATGCAGGAAGGACCTATGAACAAGTATTAGAGTATGAAGAGATAGAGATGATAATAAATCGAATGGCAGCAACTGATTGTGGGGAGGTTGTAAATGAAGAGAGAAGATTTTATAAGTTTAGTAGAAATGATATGGATCTCTTTAATTTTAACGCTCAAAATAAAGCACAAGGTCAAAACATTGTGGATTTACAATGTGGTACTTTTTCTGTTAATATGTCCACCTCGCAAGCAACTCAACTAGCGTCTGAAATTAATAGTACATATTCACAAGTTTTCACAACTGAAAGACAAAGAAGAGAAGGAGTGACTTCGATGATTAATTCTTTAAGTGATATGGTACAAGGAGGTAGTTTTTCTTCTTTAAGTTCTGTCACTTATAGGGAAACTACACCAACTTCCGAAACTGTAAGGGGAGATTTGGTTAAAAGAATTATAGATAGTCTAAAAAATACTTTTATTAAACAAACTTTAACACCCCAGACTATTATCATGTTACTATTAGTTGGGTATGCGTTAGTAGATGATAGTGAATTAGAAGACCAAGGAGCTGGACAACCTAAGAAAATTGAGTTAGGACCTGACAAACTTACATTATTTAAGGGACTACAAGGATCAATAAGAGAGTTGGTTAAAATTCTTTATGAATTAGTAGTTGAGGTTTTATTTAAGGATTTAGGAAAAAATATTAAGAACTTTATAGCAAGAATTGCTTTAGGTATATTAAAAGAAAAACTCCAGATATGGACGAATTCGATTAAATCAACAATAACAAGAGGCCGAACTAAATTGGCTGGTAAAATAAAAAGAATATTTTAATGGGTTGTGGAATGACATACTTACCCTCTGAACTTGGACTAACACCAACCGAGATACAGAGAGATCCTCGTCGAGATGAAGAGGAAGGTGTAAACTTTGGTGTTGCGTTAAGTGTTATAACAGCGTTAATTAAATTAGCATCATTAGACAGTATACCAACACCTCCTGTCCCCCCACCCACGGCTTTATTAGGGGAAGGAAGACCAGGAATGAGTGCTAGAAGATGTGCCGCAAATATAATCGCTCGACAAAGTGAAGCTGGAGCACCTTTAGGGGTTAGGTCAAATGGGGAAATTTCAGTTCAAGAAAGAATGGAAACAATACGTGTACAAGAAATAACAAGAGAAATAACCGAAAAAATGAGAACTAATATTGCAATCGGACCAGGAATGGCATTATCAGCAGCTGGTGCAAATTCGGGAGGACCATTAGTTGCTTACGGAGCCACAAGTACCCCAGGTTTTGGGTGGGGAGTAAACGTATAACATAATGGATTTAGGTAATAAAAATAATAAGTCGTTAAATACCTTACTGAACGAGGTGAAATTTCAACATGAGGAACTTAAAAAAGAGGTTTTACAAAAATTAAATAACTTAAATAAGTTAGAAGATAAGTATAAAGAGGTTTTAGAAGAAATAAAAAAAAGATATAATATATAATTATGAGTGGTTTTAATTTTAGGGGGAGTAAAGTAGATGGTGGTAGGGAACACATTTTTTATTATGGTGAAGTAATAGATGATAGAGACCCTTTATCAACCGGAAGAGTTAAAGTAAGAATTAAACAATTAGATAAAGATTATAGTGATTCTGAACTCCCATGGTGTTTTCCTTTATTACCTCGTTTTTTTAATGTAGTACCTAAGAAAGGTGAAGGTGTTAGAATTCTTATGTATACCACCGAAAGAGTAAAAAGTGACATAAATCGAAGTTATATTGGTCCGTTAATTGGTCAAGACCAAGAATTAGAATACCAGGATAAACGTACCGCTTTAGGTACCCAATCTGATATAGGAGCGGCTAACGCATTAAAGTCTATAGACTATATAAAAGAATCAAAAGGAGTTTACCCTAACCCCCAAGATGTTTCAATACAAGGGAGAGATAACACAGATATTATTTTAACATCGGCTAAAATCGACTTGAGGGCTGGTAAGTTTGAAATCGGGAATCCTGTTAAATTAAACAGAAAAAATCCAGCAAGAATGCAATTAGATCTAGTAAATACTAATGAAAGTGTTGCAAATATTTTTGCAGATAAAATAAATTTAGTTTCTTATAGTGGACAACCTGGTGTTTCATTTAATAATTTAGAAAGAAATGGTCTAGATAGTTCAGGTTCTAAATTACAATCTTTTTTAGGAGGTGACGGATTATTAACACAAGATAATCTTCCTATAGGTGGTAGGTTACACCCTTTAGTTTACGGTGATAGATTAATTGATTTTTGTAAGTTAGTCCAAAAGTTTGTACAAAACCATACCCATCCCTACGGTCAAATGACACCTGATGTGGCAACTGATGGTTCCGATGGAATTGACAAAATAAGTCAATTTAATTTTAGTTCTATGATAAGTCATCGAATTAGAATTAATTAGGTATTTATTATAAAAGATTCATAAATGTCAATATATAGAACATACCTTACTGAAAGTAATACGATAGTTAAAGGTTTCTCCACGGGAGACACCCAAGCTTTGATGAACACCTCACTAAATCCAATAGTTGAATTATTTTATGGTGCAGGTACTGGGACCACTGTATCAAAAACAAACTATAGTAGATTTATCTTTAATTTTGATTTATCTGGAGTGGTAGATAGGGTAAATTCTAAAGAGATAACACTTAGTGGTTTTACTGCGTCAACTGGTTTGCAAAATAAAGCAACTCATAAATTAAAAATGACAAATACTATTTTTAATAACGACGAATTACTAGGAAAAGACACTCTTTTTAATTCAGCCTCTAGAGCCAATTCTTTTGATTTGATTGCTTTTAAGATGGGACAATCTTGGGACGCTGGTACAAAATTTAATACCGCAGGTGTTAGTAATTGGTGTTATAGAAAAACTAATTATCCTTGGTCTGGTAATACTTATGATGTTCCATTATCTACTTGTGGTATT